GGATGCTCCAATGGTAAAAACCGGAATACATGCCATGAACCAGATTAAACTCAGGCAGAATATGTTAATCACTTTATCAAATGCACTAAAGAGCTTATTATTATAATTAAAAACCGGAGAATCCGGCAGACCATAACCGGGAGAGTCTTTAGACTGTATCAAATGATATATATCGCATTTATGGTCTAAGAAATCAGCTAAAGCCATGTCAAAGCCTCCTTAACCGCATGATTACTCCATTTTTAGGCTTAACCCTTATGTATTCCTTTAGAAGCGGTTCTACGTCAAGATTTTCAGCTCTTATTTCTTTGCTTTCGGCAGTATAACTATAATCGTCAAAGGTTTCCGATTTAAATTCCTTAGATGAAACAACCGTATTATAGCCGTAAGCCTCTGCTAAAAGAATTACGGCTGTTTTAACATTCTGAGGTATTCTCTCATATCCTGAAAAATCGTTGTTTGTATAAGAGATAACGTATTGCTCGGCTCTTGAAATATCAACGGCAATACGTTCGTCTGTTCTTTCCTGAACCGCTTTTATATTAGAATAGTCCCTGACCTCCTCCGGCGTTGCCCACGGTCTTACCGCCATTACGTCACGCCCTATCAAAAAATCCGGTATTTAAAAGCCTTTCAGCCTCTTCTGCCGCCGCATATACCGGATTACCTTTTGTATATATCTTTCCTCCGCGCGTAAAGGACGCCCCTTTGACAAGCTTT